ATCATCAAGAAGTTCCGTAAGGCTTGGGAAGCAAACGATGATGGTTGTTTGGATACAATCATGGCTGAGTTTGAAGCTAAGACTGCCAAGACTGCTGCTACTCTGATTGAAGAAGAGGACAGCGCAGAATGATGGAACTTAGTTTGGCAAAGAAGATGCTATCCGGCATTGCATATAGTATGGGAAGGAACCGAGTCTCTGGTCGTCCAGTAAAAGAGGTCACTATAACCCCTCAGGATCTAGTAGATATGTTCAGTGAACAAGGTGGAAAGTGTTATTGGTCAGGTCTTCCTTTAGACCCAAACTACAATAAAATTAAACATCATCCATTCGCTATTAGTCCCGAACGTCTTGACAATGCCGGACCTTACAGTAAAGAAAATGTTCGGCTATGTAGAAGAATGTTTAACTTGGGTCGTATGGCATTCCCTGAAAATGATTTTCAAGAAGTAATGAATGAATTGAAAGTTGAGTTTAAGGAGTTAGCAGAATGAGCATTGGATTAATCGGTGAAGTTTGGAAGCTTCTTAAGTCTAGTATTGAAGCTGGCGATGTAGATGGTGCAGCCGAAACACTAGTTAATTACCTAGTTGAAGAAGATTATTCAGCACACGAAATCAAGAATACTTTTAGAGGTGACAAGGATATCAAGGAAGCACTTGAATTTTATCTAGAAACACCCGAATCAGGAGTACTCTTTGATCAAACTGATGATTTTGACGAAGACGATTACTACGACGAAGACGATTATTACGACGACGATCCATACTAATGACCTGGTATAGTAAGATAACAAGTGATTTAAGTCACATTCCTGACTTCATAACCCATTATGAAAATGAATTGTTATCCGCACGTAATGATGTAAAGGTGTACGGCAATGTTGAAAAGAACATTGCTGCACTACCCGGAGTCACGGAGTATCGCTTCAATCAACTTCAAGAGATTGAGGCGGTATTACGGTACCTAGAAATCCAGTTACGCAAGATTCGTAGAAAGCATTATAAAAAATATCTAGAAGCATATAACAGACAATTGACCGAACGTATTGCCGAAAAATATGTTGACGGCGAAGATGAGGTTATTGATTATGAAGTCTTGATTAACGAAGTAGCATTGCTTCGTAATAAATGGACTGGCGTGATTAAAGGAATTGACGCCAAACAGTGGCAGTTAGGGCACATTGTCCGTCTACGAACTGCTGGTATGGAAGATGTATCAATTGGGTAACCTAGCTATTGATACTTGGCACGATATAAGATAGTGTAAAAATATGAGCAAGATTAATGTATCTATAGTCCAAAATTGGGACGATTTGTTGACAACTTCCGTTGCTGATAACGATCCGGATATCGTGTATAACTTTACACAAGATCCACTGCTTGTCAGTTGCACACTTTATCGCTTGACCAAGGATGCAGAGAAGGGCTACCAGTATAGAAACTGGTCATTGACCGAACACACTGATAAGATTGCATCTAAGATTACCGATCAGGATCGTGTTTTTGCAGAGATTGTTAGGTCTTATTATAAGTCAAAGTTGCTTGTTGCCAAACTACGCAATGAACACTTTACTAGATATAGAACAGATTTGTTGACCTATCTAACTGACTCTCCTAGCCGCGTAACTTCCAAGTTTGTAGGAATGATCTACAAGCTTCCTTACTTCTATGAATATGATATGTCGTTGACAGAGATTTTTGGTGGAGAATATTCGGAAGTTAAGGGCCCTAGTAGAGTTGAAGGCACAATAGCACTATCCTTTATTAATAAGGTTCATAATGGACGCAAGCGTTCAGTTGTAAATGAATACTGGTTTCAAGATACAAATGGCGTCCGTATCATGTTACCGCTTCTCAAGAATAATCCCATCACTAACTTGTGGGAGCATCATATCAAGAATAACGTAACCTATATTGAAGCTATCTTCCAAAAGAAAAACAAGGACACTTGGGCATATTACGAAGCTAGTGGTTGGGAAATCAATGTCCCAGAAGATTGAACTTGATGATCTACCAAAGACCATCACTGGTTCTATGTCAAGGTCTAACAAAGTCATTCTGTGTGATCGTTGCAATGGATTTGGATTCTTTGAGAAGGACGAATTGACAGACTATCATAAGAGAGAGTATAGCACATACCGAACCCCTTGTAGTACATGCGAGGGTGATGGTAGAATGATTCAATCTACTGAACATATGTCATTTAATCTTGGAAATGATAAGTTTCAGAAAATGCCCTATATTTCTTTCAAAGAATTTGTTGACCCGCATGGGTACGAAGATCGTTGGTTTAGATATCGGTTGGATATGACTGATCGTGACCTTGAGCGAAAGTATCCTGAACTACAAGCAGTTAATTACGACAACTATGATAAGATGGTTGAGCATTATAGAACTGTAGAAGCATTAAAGAAGGACTACAATGAAGTGTGATAAACTAAAACTGCACATTGCAGAATTAAAGCATAGGCATCATCATTTAGAATTGGAAATAAATCAGCTTGTTTACACTCACGCTGATGATTTAAAAATCCAAGAGTTAAAAAAGCGTAAACTCAAATTAAAGGAAGAGATATCTCATTATGAACAGCAATTGGAACAGTGAGCAAGTAAAGCTTTGGCTTACTAATTTTTTATCCGCACTGGAGCAGACTGCAAACAGATGGTCTAGTGGAATTTTTGTTCTCATCAAAACACTATCAGCGTTGTTTGGCTTGGTTGCTCTTATGGCAGTAATCGTTGTCCTAACACAATGGTTCTTAGCAGTCTATGGTGCTGCTACATTTGTATTGACATTGATCCTAGCATCATTTGCACTGTCAGTCTTGTCTACGATGAATAATAAAAAGCCATAAAGAGGTTGACATATCTCCTACGATTTGCTATTGTTAATTATAGACAGAGAAAGGAGCATATATGAAAAAAGGTGAACTACTCGGCAAAGTCCTAGTTCTCGCTACGAATGCTCACGCAGGTCAGTTTGACAGGGGTGGCAACCCGTACATTCTTCACCCGCTAAAGGTCATGCATTATCTCAAGACCGACGATGAAGAACTACAGTGTATGGCACTGCTTCACGATGTTGTTGAAGATACCAAAACCACTTGGAAAGACCTTGAAGCAATCGGTTGCACTGAACGGGTGATCAACGGAGTTAAGGCGCTGACTAAGCAGCCCGGTCAGACCTACGATGAATACAAGGAAGTAGTGTTTGCCAACGAGGATGCAATGCGTGTTAAGCTTTGTGATCTTCGTCACAACACTGATATCCGTCGTCTCAAGGGCGTCACACAGAAGGACATTGAACGTATGGCAAAGTACAATCAATTCTTTCTTGAAATTCAGGCTCGCTTGAACGGATAAAAACTGGCATCCGAGGCAACTTTTTGGTTGACTTCGGATGCCCATTTTGTTATAACTAATATATCAACACATCACAGAGGAATTCATATGTCTCGCATTCTCATCAAGAACGGTGAATATCGTAACAACCCGGTCATCGACAGCCAGTTTACTCTCGTCAAGGGTTTTCAGACTGGTAAGAAGGGTACTTTCGTGACTGTCAAGAATGACGGTGCTTTCCCCGTAAACATTGATGAAGTTCGCATCAAGATCGCTGACACTAGCGATGTTGAATTCCTTGACGGTGATGCTACCCCGACTGCTACCGTTACTGAAACTGATGAAGAAGCAATGGATCGTATTGCTACTCGTTTTCAGATCCTTGATGAAATGTCGGCTGCTTGCATCAACGGCGACATTCGTGCGATGATCGTTTCGGGCCCTCCGGGTGTTGGTAAGTCGTTTGGTGTTGAACAACAGCTTGAAAAGGCTTCTATGTTTGACAAGATTGCAGGCAAGAAGCTTCGCTATGAAGTTGTTAAGGGTGCTATGACTGCACTCGGTCTGTATGCCCAGCTGTATCGCTACAGCGACAAGAAGAACGTCCTCGTGTTTGACGATTGCGATAGCGTGTTTGCTGATGAACTTGCCCTGAACATTCTTAAGGCTGCTCTTGACAGTGGTAAGCGCCGGCGCATCTGCTGGAACTCGGACTCGCGCCTGCTGCGTGACGAGGGTATTCCGAACAGCTTCAACTTCAATGGTTCTGCTATCTTCATCACGAACCTCAAGTTTGAAAACGTTCGTAGCAAGAAGTTGCAGGATCACCTTGAAGCCCTTGAAAGTCGTTGTCATTTCATTGACTTGACGATTGACACCCAGCGTGACAAGATGCTTCGCATTCGTCAGGTTGATCGTGACGCCGAAGGTGGCCTGTTCGCTGACTACAATTTTCAGAATGGCGAAGGCGCCGAAGTGCTTGACTTCATGCAGACTAATCAGAAGAAGCTTCGTGAAATGTCAATTCGTATGGCTCTCAAGCTTGCCGATCTTATCAAGATTTCCCCGCGTAACTGGAAGGCACTTGCTGAAAGCACTTGCATGAAGCGGGGATAAAGAAACTCGTGGTGAGTATTTGTCATAGTAACCTAGGGGAGACTTCGGTCTCCCCCTTTTTTCCAGAATGCTTGTAAATACCACGTGATAGTGATATAGTATGGACATGAACAACAAAGAACAGCTTCTTTATTTCTTCCTAAACGGCAAGATAAGCTTGAGTCAGTATGACTACAAGTTCATGGCTAACCTGCAAACTATGATCCAGAATAAGGACAGGGTTACTAGTAATCAGGCAACTCTCTTTGACAATCTTATCAGTAAGTATAAGAAGCAGCTTACTAAGAACGGTTTTGATAAGGACACCTTGAAGGCACTGCCATGGAAGACTATGGTAGTTGAAAGCACACCAGAATATACCGGTGCTACCGTGTCTCTGTATGACAATGATATTGTTATCAAGGTGCCGTTCAACAAGCCGTTTATCAGTGCATTTAGGCAGGTCAAGAACAACAATTTTGAATGGAACCGCGATACCAAAATGTATCGTGCTCCTTTTAGTACCACAGCACTTAAAATAGCAAATACTGAACTTGGTAAGTATTTTGATACTGTTAGGTTTGATGATCAATTGTCTAGCCTACTTGATGATATCAACACCTATTATGCTGAGGTATACGATCCTACATTATATGTAGTTAATGATAGGCCTATTATTGTTGCCATCAATAGTGTTTTGGGCGAGTTGATTAAGGACATGGTTATTCAGGTTGATCCAAAGACCTTGTTTAGGTTGTCACTAATGGGAATCAATATTGATGAACGTGTTTATGCGACTAATCCTAAATTAGAGTTTGCAAGCAAGCGTGTCTATGAAATGGAAATTGATCAGGTAGAAACGGCAATTTCGTGGATGAAAAGTTTGGGCTGCAATAATGTGATTATCGGTAGAGGTCTACGTACACAGTTAAATCAAGATACTCTCAACGAGCTTATTTCCAAATATGGCATGAATCCTCTTGGTCCAATGGCGTTCGGTAAACTTCCTGAGGGCGTAAACATGCTGTTGCAGCATACTAGCAACATTGATATTCGCAATGCCTTTGCAGGGCAAATAAGTAAAACAGTCGTGCTTAAAGATAGCCGACCGATTGAGGTAAAATGAACGAAGCAAAAATCATCATTAAGGATGAAGTCAATGTGAAAATTGAAGGTCTTGAATTGTCAGACCGAAGAGCATTGATGAAGAAGTTTGAGTACGAAAAGCCGGGGGCAAGATATTTGCCTTCGGTTCGTTTGGGCCGTTGGAATGGCAAGATCAGTTATTTCAGTCTTGCAGGTAGCACTTATCTGAACCTACTGGAAGATGTTATCACATATCTATACGATAAGAATTATGACATTGAACTGATAGACAACAGGGAACAGCACGGTAAGCTAGAGTTTGATCTAATACGTGAAGATAGCTTTAGTGATAAGGTATGGCCAGACAAGCATCCAATGGCTGGACAGCCTATCATGCTTCGTGACTATCAGGTTCAAATCATCAACAACTTCTTGGCCAATCCTCAGAGCTTGCAGGAAGTCGCTACGGGTGCGGGTAAGACACTTATGACTGCTGCTCTATCTAAGAGTGTAGAGAAGTATGGCCGCAGTCTCGTAATCGTCCCTAACAAGAGCCTAGTCGTACAGACAGAAGCAGACTACATCAATCTAGGACTTGACGTAGGCGTTTACTTTGGTGATCGTAAAGACTATGGCAAGACGCAATGCTTACGGGCGTGTTCAGTAACATTCCGATTCGTTGGGGACTGACAGGAACTATTCCTAAGGCTGAAATGGACCGGGTATCATTGCTTGTCTCACTTGGTCCTGTCATTGGGCAGTTGTCAGCAAGTGAATTGCAAGAGAAGGGTGTTCTTGCACAATGTCATGTGAACATCGTGCAGCTTAAGGATAATGTAGAGTTTACTAATTATCAAAGTGAATTAAAGCATCTACTAGAGGATGATAATAGACTAGATACTATTGCAGGACTTATTGAGAAGGTTAATGAGACTGGCAATACTCTTGTTCTCGTGGACAGAGTTAATGCCGGTAAAGAGATTGTAAGTAGATTAGGTTCTAATGCAGTGTTTGTCAATGGCTCTACAAGTCTCACTGAAAGAAAGGAAGAATATGACGAAGTTGCGACAAGTGATGACAAGATTATTGTCGCTACGTATGGCGTTGCGGCTGTCGGTATTAATATTCCTCGCATCTTTAATTTGGTTCTTATTGAGCCTGGTAAATCGTTTGTCCGCGTTATTCAGTCAATAGGACGCGGCATTCGTAAAGCAGAAGATAAAGATTTCGTACAGATTTGGGACATTACAAGCTCCTGTAAGTTTGCAAAGCGTCACTTGACGCAACGCAAAGCTTATTACAAAGAGGCTAATTATCCCTTCACTTTGGAAAAATTAAATTATTAAAATGTTGACAACCTATAGCAACCGTGATATTATATTACAATGCGAATACTAACATTAGATAACGAGTTCTATAACCTAGAAACTCTACCCGACGAAATTGATGATTTGCGCTTTGCTATTCTAGATAATAGTGTTCCGGCAAACGTAGACTATCATTACATACCCTTGATTTTTCTTGAATCATTTAATAGCCCCGCGCTTGTATTGAAAGTAGCAGATAGAATAATTAAGATGCCAATTGATTGGCAAGTGTTGATTGGTGAACAAGAACACGGTGACTTAGAAGCTCTACCTCTTACTAGTCTCAATGACAGGGGATTCAATGTGTTTCAGTTTAATCCATTAAGTTCATTCAGTCCTTCATTCTTACCTATTGAGATATTAGATATCTATCCAGAAGTTACTTGGTATGCGCCAAGATTAAAAAATGGTCAGTTTTTATGTGTACCTATTGATGATGGAGAAAAGCCTAGATGCATTTATTTTGTTAAAGAAGTCAGTAGAAATTGTGAAATCGTAGATTATTCAATGGCATATTAAGGAGCAAACAAATGACCAGTGTTCTAGAATC